TTTCCAAGAAGGAACTAGAACTTCTAGTTTCTGAATACTTTCGATCAACTGGAACTCCAAATGCAGAAGGTTGTATTACATATGTAGTTGAGAAACGCAAGAAAGATCTTGTAAGTTCGGACTTTGGATTCACTCGTGTAATTCCTGAAGAGTAGAATAATGGATGGCGGAGTTAGAACACAGCCTAAGATAGTTAAACCACCAAGTATGCCTATAGTTGGATATAACCTTAGACCAAGACCAGGAACACAACAGGTTATACCTAGAACTCCTATAAATCAGCCTATTACATTAAACAGAAATCCATGTACTGTCGGTCTAAAAACATTATTCAAAGCAATAAACGATAGAAGTCCAGAAGCACGGGAAGCACGTAGATTTTTTGAAGGAAAGGTTAAAGCAGCAAAGAAGTGTTTAGATACTGTAGGTGCGAGGAAAGATTGTTGGATATGTGGTGGTCCATTTAAACCTGGAGATGTAAATTATAGTGCTCAGTGTGATCATATTCTTCCAGTCGCTCAAGGTGCTATCTTTTTAGATTTATATACGGAAAGAACACATAATCCAACAGAAGCAGAAAATATAGAATTTGACTGGGCACATGCTATATGTAATAATATTAAAAATAGCAATGTTTTAATAAAAGGCAACGAATCAAAATTTGATCCCGATGTAGATAAGATTCTTGATCTTCTGGATAAAATAAGCAGTTGGGGTGTTCATATTCCAAATAAAGAAACTCGTTTATTGCAAATTCGGTCTAAACTTATAGATATAACGAATTATATAAATCAGTTACCAAACTACGAAATAAACTTACCTGGAGCATCATGTCCTATTCCTATTAAATTCGAGAAACTAGGCGGTAGTAAAACTTTCAAACGTAAAAGTAATGCAAGGTCTGTTCGCAGGTATAAAGGAAAAGGCAATAAAAATGATCCCAGATCTTATAGAACATTCAGAAGACCAAATAGAAAAGGTACTCGTTCCAGTTCTAGTTGATATGAAAACTAAGCATTCAGCAGAAGCAGCTTTGTTTTTACAAAAATGGAATAGACTTGATGGTGTTATTAAAAACTCACTAGCAGTTCCAGTAGAACCTGTGGTTACTCCTCCTACTGCTGGAAAACGAACCAAGTCATCTAAAAAGACAAGACGCCATAAGAAGAAATGAGCACTATCCTGTATAATCCATACAACTCAAAAAATCGCTTGTTTACCAAGTCGGATATCCAAGCGATTCTTTCTAAACATAATTGTTCATTTAAAGTTCAGAATAACGAGAACTTTCAGACTGCAATGATCCATTCATCATATGTAAAAAGAACAGTATACACCACGCCAACAGGAGAAGTGACACAACTTGCAGATAAACCGCAGAATGCTCTTGATCTTTTCGATTCATCTTACGAGACTCTTGAACATCTAGGAGATTCAATTCTAGGAGCAACGGTATCCACATATCTTCATAAACGGTTCCCTTCTGAAAATGAGGGATTTCTAACAGATCTCAAAAAGGACATTGTTTGTAACGAAATGTTGGGCTCACTTAGTCAGAAGATTGGTCTAGATAAGTTCTATGTAATTTCTCGTCATAATGAAGATGTGTGTAACGGGCGTCAGAATATGAAGAAACTTGGTGACATTTTGGAGGCATTTATTGGTGCTTTGTGGATCGAAAGTGATTATGATTTTAAAGTAGTTTCATCATTTGTAATCTCTCTAGTTGAGATGTATATCAATATCCCGAAACTACTGATGAATAATCGTAATTTCAAAGAACAACTACAGAAACTATATCAAGCAAGATTTCATTATACACCAAAGTATGTAATGGTTGGTCTAGATGGAAATGTATATACTATGGCAGTAACAGATGAATCTGGAATCCATATTGGAGTTGGAAGTTCAACTACTAAGAAACAAGCAGAACAATTAGCAGCAAAAGATGCTTTGAGTAGACTAAGTTAGTCTCTAACAGAAAGTTTATATGTATAATTCTTTCTTGCTCCCGTTGCATATGTCCCAATCTTTGTCTGTTTATCTGTTTTATAGTAAATTGTGTTACTAGTTTTATAGTCTTGGATATATTGTTTTAGTATTTTTCCAATTTCCATAATTTGTTTTTCATCATCAGAATTGTTACAGTAGAGGATGATAACTTTCTCATCACTATTACTGCTACGGGAATTTTCATACGCAGTTGAGCACTTCATACTACTAATTCCAATTAATTTTCTGTTATCATATAGATCACACATTTCTTTCCATTTATTATCTATTTGACACACTGGATAAAATAGCATCCACTTCCCAACATTATTCATTTCAACCGAGGAATCACCATGAAATACCCATGGAAAATCAGTTACACTCATTGGATCCATTAACTGATGTTATACGTATATTTTGTTACATCCGTTTTACATGTCAATTGCGACACTCTTTTTCTCACGAGGAAGACGACGTACAAGTAGTTCACGCTGAGTTCCTCCGACACTCATATCTTCTGCTCCTTCAGGAATACCTTCAATAGCTCGAAGTACCTCTGCTACTCGCTGGGGTTGGTCTGCAAACTGAAGCAGAAGTTGGGTACGAATGAGGTCTCGGCGGAGAGGTGGACGCGAGGTTCTTACCGAGCGAGAAATGTTACCAAGACCATTACCTTCTAGTGAAAAGTTATCAACTTGATTATCACGCATGAAAGAGAGAATATCAGAAGAGTTACGAGCCTTTTTCTCTCGAATTTCTTTAATTTGACGACGTAGATCACGTTCTTGATCATCTAGAGAAACCCATTCACGTAGAGAGGACTTTACTTTCTCTGCCGCATCGTTCGATTCCATTTGTTATGCTTTCGCTTGGTGGTTGAAAGTCTCTTTCCGGCCGCCTGAGCAACATTTCCTACTATCTTATCATGGTATTCTGACATATAAGGAATAAATCCAGCAAGAGTTGGATGATCTTTCAACTTCTTTGCGATCTCTTCTGCCTTAGACATTCCTTTACCTAAAGCGGATCCCATTACTGGAACAAAGTTAGCAAAGTGGGCAACTGCTTGACCCAAATCTCCATCTAGAATTGATATAGTAGATGTAACTGCCGCTGCTGCAGCTGTAAATGGAATAATAACTGCTGCACCTACTGGACCACCAATTCCTTCCGCTGCGTCTGCTGCTGTAGTCATTCCTAATTCAGTTCCACTATGGATCAATGCAAGAAATAGATCAGCAAATGGTATACTATTTTTAATTCCATCTACTGTTCCACTTATTGTTCCATATATAGAACCTACAGGTGTTCCAATAAATCCAGGAGTATAATCACGAAGAACTCCACGAATAAACGTATCTGTAAAAGGATAGTTAGATTCACCACCACCTTTCTGTTTTAACGAATTAAACACCTTTCTAGATGTCTTTTCATCAAAGATAGGTTTCGTATGTGCCTTATCGTAAAAAGCAGATTCTTGTATCTGCTTTGCATTCTTGAAATGATGTTCTTTCAGAAAAAGATACAATCCAATCAACTTTGCAGTGCGTTCAGCATGTGCTTCACTTCTTAAAGTTCGTTTAAGATGTCGATAAAACTCCCGCTCTTTTCTAGAAGATGGTGGCGTTTCATAGACCCAAACCATTATTAATTTACGTTAAAATATAATGGACGAAGGAGATACAGAAATCAACTGGAACTCTCAGTTAGAACGCATTCTTTCAGACGAAGGAGAACGTTCACTCTGCTATACCTGGTTACATTCAAAATCCGAACGATACTATTCTAGAATGAGTACATATATTACACTTCCGGTTATTGTATTATCAACTATAGCAGGAGCGGGATCTATTGGATCTCAATCACTTGTAGGAGAAACATCTTCTGGTGCTGTAAACATTGTTATAGGAACTATTAGTCTAACGGTCGCTACTCTAAATACAATTGCTAGTTATTTTGGCTGGGCAAAAAGATCAGAAGCGCATCGTATAGCAGCAACAACTTATGCTAAGGTACATCGATTTATTCAAATAGAACTTGCATTACCAAGAGATGAACGAATCGAAGCAAAGGATATGTTAAAAATAGTTCGTGAACAGTGTGATAGATTACAAGAAACTAGTCCTCATATTCCAGATAATGTCATCAAAGAATTCAGAGAAAAATTTGGAGAAACTACTCCTGATGTTAAGAAACCTGAAATTACAAATGGATTAGATCCTATAATTGTTTATTCAAATAGAATGAGTAGTCCTCGTATGAGAAGAGAGATATCCAATCTGGAACTTGATGTAACTCCAAAAGCACAGCATGTTAAAATTTCCATCGGCGATCACACTCAAGGCACGTCACAAAAGTCGTCATCGGTTCATCCGCTGAACGAGTCTGCATCTGATAGTAGTCACACTTAGTCTTTTTCTTACATCCAGAACACCACATAAAGATAGCGGCACTCTGATCTTTAGAATATAACTTCTTCTCTGCTTCAATGATCTTTTCAATAGACTCTTTCCATCTAGCAGGACACAGTTCAACAGCACTTAGCTCTGCTAGATCTGCAGGTGTAATATCACCATTTTTTAGTTTGTCTAGCCAGTTCTCTTGATTATCAACATAACTTTGACTTCCTTTTAGATTCTCATAAAATGAAATACATTTGCTTCGATAAAGATTCCAGAAAATACGATTATTCCAATCAATATCAATATTTTCCTTATTCGATATACCTACCACAACTTTGAGAATCTCAGTCTCAAACTCCTCAGCTAGAGAGATATCCATTAGTTCTCCAAAATTTTGAACTACCTTATCTCGAATAGTACATGTAACAAACACATCCTTACTACTTGCCTTCTTAACCTCGCGAGTTACATGAACAGGTTTCTCAACTTCTTCCTCTTCTTCTTCCTC